TGGCGGCTTCAATCACGTTGTCCATGGACCGCAAAATCGGCGGTATGTCGCTGATAAGGTAATCGTAGTCAAAGGCGAACTTGCCATTAGCCTGCGGCGTCAGGTACTTAACAAGGTTCCAGGACCCCAGCAGGCAGGCCCCGTACGGCGGCAGCGGCTGCTCACTGCATGGGTTGGTCGCCTCGATGGTCTCGCAATAGTACAGGTTATTGCGCTTGTTGATTTGGTCGATAAAGATTACGCCCGGTTCGCCCCAGTCCCAGTTGGAGCGCATAATCGCCTCCCACAACTCGGCGGCATCTACCTCGCGGTACACCTGCCCCTCGTGCCGTAGCTGGAACGGCAGGCCCAAGTCTAGGCACTCCATAAACTCGTCGGTAACCGCCACGCTGATGTTGAAGCCGGTCAGGCTGTGCTCATCCTGCTTGCACCGGATAAATTCCATGATGTCCGGGTGGTCGATGCGCAGCACGCCCATTTGCGCGCCGCGCCGGTTGCCAGCCGAACTGGTGGCCTTGCACACCGAATTATAGATGTCCATAAAGGCAATAGGCCCGGAGCTATGTGACATAAGCTTTTTGATTAGAGCACCGCGTGGCCGAAGATGGGAGAAACCGTACCCAATCCCGCCGCCCATTCGCATGGTCTGTGCGGCCTCGTTGGCCCGGTCCATAATAGAACTGTTCTGCGGGTTGTCGCGGCTTGTAAACGAGTCCGGTATAATCCCTGACACAAAGCAATTATAGGCGGTCGTGTTCTTGGCACTGCCGATGGCAGCGCGAATGCGCCCTGCGAAGAGGAACCGCTGATCCAGGGTAATCTCACGTACTCGGTGGTAATGTAGCTTGTCATCGGATAACTCCGCCGCTACGCGGTTGGTGGCCTCGGTAAAACTTTCGCCGATGCCCCGGTATTTTTCCGCGTCAAGTTGGTCCGCGTATACGGTCTGAGGTCCGTACATAATTTCGCCCTTTCTAGGTTGGCTGGGAGGTTTATTATATGCTGAGTTGATTAACCCGGTGGGTCAAATAGTGATCGACCGTATAGCGTATGTCAGGGTCATTCTGGTACATGTCATTGGACCGTACCATCCAGTTAAGGTAATCCATGGGCACCTCGGACCACGGGCGGTCCTTGTGCTTACCAAAGGTACACCGTGACTGCAAAATGGGGGTCGTACTAAGGCGTACGAGGTCCATGGGCGCGTGCAGGGCCAGTGCCCTGAGCAGCACCGCCGCCGTAACGGCAGCGTCGTACAGCGCCCTGTGCGGCGCTAGGCCCGCCAGCAATTCAGCAGGCGGCTCGGCGTCCAGATAATAGCGCAGGGTCTGGTTACTGAATTTTGGGGAATCGGGCCAGAGGTGCTTGGCGACAACGTAGGTGTCTATAACCGGTAGCGTCAACTCGGGCAGGAACTTTACATCGAACGGGGCGTTGTGGGCGCAGTAGACCATTTCCCCCGGTGATTCTGCACTTAGCATCTCGTATAGCACTATGTCTCGAGGCAAGCAGCCGGGGGCACCGGGTATGCATTCGCTTGGGTGCAGGTGGTGCGCGGCGCGCGCGGCGGGGCTGAACGGGGCTTGGGTCTCTATAAGGGTGCTGTAACCGGAGCCAAACCCCCAGCCCGTTTCACCTTTATGCAGGGACACCCAGCCTATTTCGCATAACTCAGCACCTTGCTCGGGGTCCATATCGGTTGTTTCGGTATCGAAAACCACGATTGTGCTGACGCCATCCAACATAACTAATCCTTCGTCCCCGGTCGTGGCAATTGCTCAAGCTTTTCAAGTAGTTGCACTGCTACCAAAAGCTGAGCCTTGTAGTATAAACTCCGCCGCAGCGTAACGCTATGCCTGACGTGCAGGTCCGCCATTATGTGACCAGTGACCCGGCCAATGATGGTGGCCACCTCGTCTAATATTTTTTCACTGCGGCTCATTTTATCCCTTTACATCTACAGTGAAAGGAGCTAGATATAGTCCATGAGCAACGGGCTGCGGCCCACAAACAAGGATTAGCACCATGACCAACCTTACCGCCCGCCAGTACGCCCTGATGGATCTTATTGCCCACCACGAATACAACGCCATCAACGGCGCAACGCCCGAGAAGGCCGCCGACGTTAATACATGGCTGTGGGCCGACGAATTTGCCAAGGAACTTGGCGAGACCGGTAAGGCCGTTGGTGGCCTGTTGACCACGCTGACCGAGAAGGGCTTTATTGGCGTGAACAAGGTGAAGAAGGTAAAGGGGCAGGCTGACGAAAGCGGCGTGTGGTTTACGGACGATGGCTTTGCCGCTTGGGCCGCGCACCGCGCCGCCTTGGCCGCGCCGACCGAGGAGCCTGCCGCCGAGCAGACCGCCGACTACGCCTTTAACGAAGGCACCAACTCCGCTGGCGAGCCTGCCGCACCGACCGAGGAGCCGAAGGCTGAAGCCAAGAAGCGCGGCCCTGCCGCCCAGTACGCCGACGACATGGTGATTACCGTGCTGGTGGCGAACCCGAAGCGCCCGAACAGCAAGGCGTTTGCCCGCTTTGCCCTGTACGCGACCGGCATGACGGTTAGGGAAGCCATGACCGCTGGCCTGCGCCGCGACGACTTCCGCTGGGACGTAATGCACGCCCACATCGAAATCAAGTAAGGCCCTACGGGGCCTTACCCACCCCCAACCAAGGAGAAACCAATGCCCAAAGGAATATTTTGCGCCATATGCGACAAGCATAGACGCGTGCGCTATGGCGCGTGGGAGACCGATAAATCCGAGCCACTCGTGCCCGGTGGCACGGCCTGCTACAAGTGCCACTGCGACTTGCTTGCTCCGATACGGATCCAACTGAGCCGCGAAAACCGCACCCTTACCGAAGAAGAGCGGGAAAAGATACTTAGCGACCACCGCGCCTGCTGCTAGAGCCACGGCTTTTTAGCCTCGCCCCAAGTCGGCCCCACCTCGAAGTCCACAATAGTTGGGACTACGAGTGGGGTCGTTTCTATCATTATATCGACCGCACGTTGCGCCACGGCCTTATCGTCTTCGCTAAGGCCGACTTCATCGTGCATCTGAATCATGGGCAGGATGCCCTCGTCCCACATCACCTTCATAGCCCGCTTGGTCTGCCGCGCCGCGCTACCCTGGATCAGGTTGTTCAGGCTCTTGCGTGTGTCGGCACGGCGTAGCCGGGTGCGGGACCATGGGTGGTCTGGGTCGGCTTGGCGCTCACGCGCCTCCTCCATCGTGCACGGGGTCAGCTTCTTGCCGTTTCGCTCCGCCGCTAAGCGCTCCTCCCATTCCAGGTAGCCGCCTTCCCATTGCGGGTAGTGCATACGCGCGCCATCAATCAGCTTAATGTACCCGCGATTGGCGGCGGCAATCTTGCACTTATCTTCCAGGGACTTGATAAACGGCAAGCGGTTATGGTAGTCAATCAGTATGCCCTCGGCCTCCTCCAGCGACACGCCTAGCTCGTCTGCAAGCGAACGCTTGCCCTTGCCGTAGGTCATAGCCAGATTAAGTATCTTCGCCACCGGGCGGGGCCGCTGGGTCATCTCGGCCACCATGGTATGGTAATCGGTCTTAGGGTTGTCCAAGTACCGCTGCACCGCAGCCTCGGCCCCCTTGGCACCCACCTTGCTGGCGAAGTGCACCGTCAGCCGTGGCTCCTGCTGGCTATAGTCCAGCGCGCACCACCGCTGGCCTTTCTCCGGCATGAAACAGCACCGGATGTCTACGCCTATCTCGTCCTTATCTGGACTAGGCATCTGTTGCAGTGGCGGGTTGCTGTAGCTGAACCGATGGCTCCGGGTCCCCCCGGCATCGCTGCGGTACTGGTGCACCTCGGCGTGGATACGACCCCTGAATGCGAACTTGAGTAGGAAACCATCGAGAAACTTGCTGCGGGCTTCCTCATATTTTTCGGCCAGTGCACATGCCCGAGGTAAGGGGTGTTCGTGGCGCTCCATCCAATCTTTGGTAAAGCTGCCTTGCTTGGTCTTGCCTGTCCGGGGGAACCGAATAGCCTGCTCGTCAAACCACGTTTCCATCTTGCGTGGGGACCGTATCTCCACCATCGTGGCGGGGCGGCGCAGGTTCAGTAGGTCACCTATCTGTTTAAGGGCTGCGTCGCGTATGCCCTCGAACTTGACCATGGTTTGCTGGACCCGGTCCATGTCTATTCGTATGCCGCGCTTGCGCATGGCGGTGACCAACGGCACCAGCGCCATTTCGGTCTCATAGGCACCAGTTAAATCCTGCGACCGCAGCTTAGGCTCGGTAAGCTGCCATAGCTCCAGGGTCTGCTGTGCGTCCGCCTCGGCGTATATCCCGGCGTACTTGGCCGGTAGCCGCCAAATCTCGTTAGCTGCCTGCTTTGGGTTACCGCCGCTGGCGAACACTGCGTCCTCCAGCAGGCGCGTGTCCTTACCCGGCAGGCCCTCGCGGCGGCAGCATATGTCTAGGTTATAGGCGTATTCGTTCTCGTCCACCAGCACGCACGCGGCCATGGTGTCGTTAAGGTCAGCGCCGGTAAAGTCGACGCCCTCCGTCGTTAGCCAGCCGTAATCGTACGGGGCATTGTGGAATACAATCTTGGTGCCGGACTTGGCTAGGTCGGTGACCCAGCGCATGACCTGCGCCTTATCGAAATTATCGCTGTCTGGATGGGCTATCGAGGCGTAGCCGTTGCTGCCGTCAGCAGCCCAGCTAACACCTGTCACAAAACCCCAAGGACCGAGCGCCCAGCCCGGTCCCTGTTCGTTTGCCAATCCATCGTCACGGGTTTCGCAGTCTAGCGCCACTACCGAACGGCCCCGTAGGTCGGGTAGCTCGGTAGGGGCTATCCAGTTACTTTCCGGTTGAAACAGCCCCAGTTGCCCTGGAAGAAACCGCTTGGCCATCGAAGCCCCTGCTTAGTTCGCGTTCGATATCGTCTTCCAACTGCTTGGTGTAATGGCCACCGTCCTCGGGAGTACCGGGACGCAATGGCTCCGGCGGTACCAGCTTTGCGGTACGTGGCATGGCCGGGGCCACGGTCGGAGCTGGCGGGGCCGCTGGGCGGCTTGCTGCGGCGTCCCGCTGGCGGGCCGCTGTCACCCGTGCTTCGGCTTCCTGCACTGTCACGTTCCAGCCAAGGGCCAGCGCCGCGTAAATCTGGGCGCTGTCGTAGGTCTTAACCGGCGTGCGTAGGCGTTCGGCAACAAGCGTGGCGTAGCCAGCAATGTCGTCCCAGTGGTCTTCGCACTTGGCGTCGCCTGCCATGACGCGTGCCATCTTATGGGCAATCATGTAAAGCGCATGTTTCTCAGGGTCAGTCAGTGTTGGCCAGTTGCGTTCACCCTGGAGTGCACGCATGATTTCCCATGTTGCGCGGCTGTTCTCTTCGAACTCGCCGTGCTTCGACGGGCGTTCCGCTAGGATTTTATCTACAGTCACTGTTCATTCCTCTTCTTGGCTAAGTACCAGCGCGTGCCGCGCCAAGGCATAAGCCAAGAACGCGGTTACGAGCGGGTAGTCGTGCCGGTCGCACAGCTTCAGTGCGGCCTCACGGGTTCTGGTTATAATTGGTATGGCGAGCAGGTTACCCATTTCGCGCTCGGTCATACCAAATAGGGTCATCTCCAGCAGGTCACAGATTTTAATCTGCCGCCTTATGTCCAAGGACAATTCAGGCAGTGGCCCTATGTCCATATGCTCAAGGGCCTTTTCCTCGGCCTTGGCGTACTCGGCTTTCAGGGTTGGGTTCTGGGACTTTACTGGAAATGGCGGGTCACCTACAACCAACTCGGCCGCGTCGTGCAGGCGGATGTACCGCTCCACTTCAGGGCTTAATGGGCCGTAGAGCTTTTCATAGATTAAGGCAACTTGCCAGCTATGTTCACCGATTGTCTGGGTCTGTATTGTAGGCCAAGTGTGATAGCGTTTCACCATGCCAGCATGGCGCACGTAATCGGTAACATAGTCGGTCATGGCTACTCCTCGTCTATAACGTCCTTGCCTACTTTACTGGGTTTGCCTTTGACAGGCAATGCTGGATCCGGCTGCGCCACTTCGTGGTCTTCCAGGCGTGCCTTAGCCTCTACCCGCTCATGCGGCGGTAGCTGCTTGTTCACGGCCCCCTTGGCCTGCACCGCCGCCGCTTGGCTGACCCGGCTGAAAATCTCAACCTCGCCTTCTCCATTGCAATCGGGGCAGGTAGTGTCCGCGCCATCAAGGTATATACGTCCCTCCCCATGGCACGTTGTACAAGTGCGTATCTTACGTATCGTCCGAAATATACTCATTGTGTTCTCCTTCAGTCAACGCCCGCGCGCAATCATCGCAAATCTGGTGAGGTGCGCCGGGGCGGCATTTATCCTCGTCAGTTGGCACGTAGTCGAACGGTTTTTTGCAGTACGCACAGCGAAGAATATGTACGGTCTCCGTCATTGGCGTCTCCTTAAGTGGTGGCTTGCGGGGTTTCACGGGCAACGAACCTACGGAACACCTAGGGAACCCGAACCCCGCCTTGTAGCGCCTCACACGCTCGCCCGTTGCCACCTCGGCTGCGGGTGGATCACACCCCCTAGGGTCCGAACCTTATTTCTTCCTCCTCTCAAGCCACTGTACGGTGGCCTGTTTCCAATCTGGCGCAATAATCTGCCGTGCCCAGTTAAACGCCTGCTCGTAGTCCTTGGCCTTGCGCGCGGCGTTGGCCTTGTACATGGGTCGCGCCGTGTTTTCCAAGAAGTGGTTCTTGGCCACCAGCGCCGTGTCCGGGTCGCGCAGGTAGGCGCGCACTTCCTTATCGAAAAAGTCAGGGTCATTCACCAGCGGTATTGTTCCAGGGTAGGAATGGTACCTGTTGGCGGACTCGATATTGGCAAGGTGGCGGGTATTGTCGTACATGTGCCAATTATGCGAAATCTGCCTGAACGTGCCCACGCCGACGCCAATCTGCGCGGCTAGGTATTCTTGCAGCACGGTAAAATGCACCGCGTTCGCGCCGTAGGCCCCGTACACAATGTCATTAGACCGTACCAAGGTAGTCAGGTCCAGCTTGCCCTCGATAACCCGCAGGAGAACTTCGGTATTGCAGGGGCGGTCCTTCAGCACATGCGTGCCTAGGTCCACCTCCGGGTCCCACATCTGTATGACCGCTTGGCGGCTACTGGTGTCCTTAAGCAGGATGCGTATGACCTGCCGCAACTGGTCGATCGGTAAGCCAGTGTAGCTGCCGCCGCTCACCTTCTGGAAATGCCTGCGCCAGCGATAGCCATAGGCCCCGTGCATAAGGCCATCCTCCTCGGCAAATCGGGCCGAGAAATCGCTAACAAACGTATCTAGATAGGTGGCGTCGTTTTCTCCGGCCAACATCCATAGGGCTTCGTGTAGGTGGAAGATTGGGTTGGCGTCTCGTACCGGGTCGAACAGTACCCGCTCTGTAGGGTTGTCGTATACCGTGCACACCGGAAAAGGCGCAACCCGAACATCCCCCACCCGGCTAGGCTCCGGCCTGCCAATCTCATTAATCAGGTGGATGGCGCTTATCCATACGTTGTTAACGTTTTTGCCTGCGATAATTCTCATATCAGCCCCTTGTCCTTGGCCAGCCACGAGGGCATGGTCACTACCACATACCCATTCTTTTTGTGTTCGATCTCACACTGGCTGAGCGGCACCCAGATGGCGTGGTCACGGTCGCCATCATCCGAAACCAACACGGCTTTGTCGGTCTCGTGGTGTAGCCGCATTTCAAGGTCAACCAGTTCTTTTCTCATAATCCTAATAATTCCATTACGCGTGCGTGTGCTTCAGGGCGGGCCAACCGCTCAACATGCACCCCGGCCTTGGCTTGGTTCTTGTCAGCGGTTATTACCGAATTGTACTTTAGGCGGGTATTCGTCGTGTCCAGGGGCTTGTCAACACCCCGTGCATCTCTACGTTGCTGTATAGACACTATACACTCTTGTAGCGGCGTAGTTAAGCTAATAACCACAAGTCCAGGAATACGCTTTAGCCGCTCGACGCCGTAGGAGCCTGCCGTCAGGCCCTCGAATAGCACATGCTGGCCTGACGCCACTTGCCAACTCATAACCTGCTCCACATCATCCGCAGCGCCCTTCCAGTTAATGCTGTCGCAACCACCGCAGGCGGCGGTGTAGCGGCCCATCAGGGTGACCGGGGGAACCTTCCAAACGTAGGCACCGACGCGCCACTTATCCTTTTCCTTGGCAGGGTTATCTAACGGCAAATGGTAGGCTTTGTCAAGCCCGCCGCAGGCTTCGATAACCTTTTCGGCAATCCAAGTTTTACCCGACCCGCTGGTCCCCCGGATTAGCACTACGGTCATAGTTCATCTTCCTTTCTGTGCCCTATGCACGCCATGGTAACGAACCGTACGGCGTCATTATAAGGCAATTTGTCGAAGTATTCAAATCCGTAGGTTGGCTGGCCCATCTTGGCAAGGCAATAGGCGTGCGCCAGCTTCTCCGCCTTACTGGCAATTTTTCGGTCGTCACCAACGGCAACGGCGTAGTATTGCTTTTTATGGATATATATCCCGTAATTATCCATGGCGTCTTTATACAGCGAGTTGACCCGCATGTCGCTGTTCTTGGTAATGCCCACCTTGGTGCCCAGCCATTGCGTCAGTCCTTCGTCCCTAAAATAGGGCACAGCGTACAGGCTATTGAGCATGGCCACCTCCGTTAAATTCCTGCACCATTCCTCCACCTCCGCTTCCTGCCACACCCTTCTACTAATAAGGGCGTGGACAACAAACGGGTCGTATTTGACGCAGCTACCACGGGTCAGCCGCCGCCGCATTTGCGACGGCCTGCCACTGATGCGGGTCTTCAGGTATTCTTCATCAACAGGTATTCCGTTTATGCGCAGGAACCTTGCCTTGTAGAAAGGAAACATCTTCTCCAGTTCGATAACCGCACGGGTATCTGGATAAGGTAGCCCAATCTTCATATAGTCGGCCACCAGTTTACTCCCGGTAAACTTTATGGCCGACAGCACAGGGTCGGTTCCCCACATATACCTTTTGCTCATTACCCCTCCACACGGGCCTTCGGCGTTATGTCGCGCACCATTTCGAACAGGGACCGGGTGCTGTAACCCATATTCTGTATGGTGAGGTACAGGGTTGCGTAGGAGATGCGGCCCTCGGCATAATCCTCGAGTGCATCAGCAATCGACTGGTTACGCGGTCTCATTTCAAACTGCACGTCAGTGGTCACGTCTAAACTCCTTAAGGTCTTTTATAAGCGGCGGGTTAATCTTATAGCTTGGGCAGGCGGCTTTGACCCGTTCCAGGGCCTCGGCCCCCGGTATGCCCTCCACGGCGGACAGCACACGGGCGCTGAACCATACGCTGCGGCCACGGCCCGCCTCGCAGTGTATCAGGGCACGGTGGCCTGCTTTGATTAGGCTAGCGACCATGTGGGTCATTAGGTTGGCGTCGGGCGGTACAACGGACGGCGAGCAAAGCCAGTTGATATAGATAAAGCCCTGCTGTTCGCTGCTAAGGTCAGGGTCCACCTTCGACCACATATTGACCACTAGGTCGATCCTATTCCTTTTCAGCAAGTCCCACTTTTGCGCGGCGGGCCATGTCAGGCTATGGCCACGCTGGAAAATCTTGCCTTCTAACACCGTGTTTACACTGGCACGACCCGCCATCAAAACCACTCCCGTATTACTGGCTCGTCGGCTGCAACCGACTTAAGGTAATCATACTTCAAATCGGACCAGACTACACCCCTGGAACGCATCCAACCGGCCACGTCCAGCCGCCGCTTCTTCCAGCCCTGTATTTCCCCAAGGCACTCGTGCGGGTCGATGGCGGCACGGGCCTCGTACAGGCGGCTTTGCAGCCCGGTACCGCGCCAGTAGTCCGCATAGCGGCTGTAGGAGTATTCCAGCTCCTCGTCGTGTTGGTTACCGGCATAATCCCCGCCGCCCTCGTAGCCGCTGCGGTACTCGCAAAGCAGGGTGGCAAAGATAAAGTACGACATGTCGATACCGCGCGTCTTAAGGTCGAACTTAACCTCTTGCGCAATGGCGTTCACAATACCCTGCTCGCCTGTCCCTAGCTCGGCCACACGGTCCGGCCGTAGGAGCATTAGGCAGCGTATGGGGCTGTGCGCCCCCACGGCCCTAATATCGTACAGGTGGGCTTGCATGTGGCCACGGCGGCGGTTCAGCTCCAGCAGGCGTATGTTGATGTAGCGGCCAAATTGGTAGATGCCATCCGCCGATTCCCACCACTCGTTATACTCCGCCTGCGGGTCGTCCCACTTCTTGGCTCGCAGCCGGGGGAACTCGTTTGCCGCCCATTTGGCGTAGCTTTCCACGCAATCTGCGAACTTGATATAGGTGGTCATGCAGCGGCGCGGCTTGCGCTTGTGCACGCCCTTCCAGTTTTCCTGTAGCCAGCCCTTGAAATCCTTGCCCTCGCGCTGGTAGCGTTCCCACGACCATGTGTTCCATATGCCCTCGCCGGTAAGCACCGAGTAGCCCGCCAGATACAACCCGGCCCGCCACGTCTGCTCTTCCAGGGGCAGGTCCTTGCACAGGTAGTCGACCACGCGCATATGCGGGGTCGGCTCGCCAATGGCGTCCTTGGCACGGGCAAACTCGATAAACCGCTCGGCGTGCCAGTTGCCGGGGTGGTCGTTCTCGATTGGTTTAATGCGCTCAGCCATGGTGGCGGTCCAGTGCTTCACCAAGCCAGTCCTGCAACTGGTTTCGCGCATCGTCATCGTCGTACTGGATTGGCGGGGACTTCATGTAGTAGGCACTGGCCTCCTGCAACGGCCCCGCAAGGAACATGTCCTGCGCCACACCGATGCAGCGGATGGCGTCCATAACCACCCCGGCGCTGTTCGGGCTGTCGTGCACCTCCAGCTTAACTTCCATGTTCAGCGGTGCGCCGCCAAAGCCCTCGCCCTCCAACCGGATGTAGGCCCACTTGCGGTCTTGCAGCCACGGCACATGGTCACTCGGGCCAACGTGCACGTCTTGCTCCGGCAGGTTAACGCCCATGACCGAGGTAACCGCCTGCGTCTTGCTAATCTTCTTGGTCTTCAGGCGCTCGCGCTCGAGCATATTAAGGAAGTCAGTGTTGCCGCCCACGTTCAATTGGCTGGTGCGCAACAGGGTCACACCGCGCTCGCGCATCAGGGTCACCAAGGCGCGGTGCACAATGGTCGCGCCCACTTGGCTCTTAATGTCGTCGCCAAGGCACGGCACGCCAGCCTTGTAGAACCGCTCCGCCCAATCATCATTGGACACGATAAACGTGGGCATACAATTGATAAACCCGACCTTGGCTTCAATAGCTGCGTTGGCGTAGAACCGGGCGGCTTCCTCGGACCCGACCGGTAGGTAATTGACCAGCACGTCGGCACCCATTTCGGCAAGCTGGTGCCTTACGTCAACCACCGGGACCTCGCTTTCGTTCAGGCTTTCCTTCAGGTACTTGCCAAGGCCGTCCATGGTGGGGCCGCGCATCACGCGCACGTTGCTAGGCAGCAGCCCGCCGCTGAAGCGCAGGGTGCAATTAGGATAGGCGAAAACCGCCTCGTTTAGCGGCTTGTTCACCTTTTGCTCGGTCACGTCAAACGCGCCCACAATCTCGATGTCCTCGGGGCGGTATCCACCCAGTATCGGGGTAATAAGGCCCCGGTCGTCATTATGCCCGTTGTAGTAAGAAAGGCCCTGCACGAGGGACGAGGCACAATTGCCCACGCCGACGATTGCAACTCGAATCTTGCGCATGTGTAAATCCCCTATAAAAAGGGCGGCAGTCCCCGGAGGAGGACCACCGCCAAAGGTGTCAGTTAATTACTTGTTGCCGTGGGTCGAATGGTCGCTGTTTCCAGGGTTGCCATTGTCGCTACCCTGCGCGGCGTGGACAGCGTCGGCGCGGCTGTGCGGGGTCGTGGTCTGGTCGACGTCGGAGGTGCCGTTGCCGCTGACCCAGTCGCCGTTGTGGGTGGCCGAGGACGATGCCTTGCCGATGGCCGAGCCGTTGGAGTTGCTGTCCTTCAGGCTCAGCGTGTTGGCAAAAGCAGCGGTGGACAGCAGTACGGCAGCAGCAGTGATTACAAACTTCTTCATGGGTATTCTCCTTTGGTGGGCACAAATAAACCGCCTCCGTTGCCCGGTTCGGTAGCGCGGTATGGGGGTAGTTGGCGGCGGCAACTTGGAGAGACCAATCACCGTTGCCGCCGCCTTGTGCTGGATGGGGATGCTAGTCCATCCTGCACATTTCGAAAGTACCATCCGTTTGCATTATGCAAACGTACCCGTGGTCATACACGTAAACCCGCTCATTCCGCAACCTGCCCAAAGCAATAGGCTCCATGTCAGGGTCGCCGGGGTAGCTGGCCACGCCAGTCACGGGGCTAATCTTCCACTTAGCCTGCGGCCTCCAGCCGCCGCCATGGGCGTAGCGGTCGTTGGCCTGTTCAGCGGCGGGGCGCGGGTCTTCGCTACGGAAAATATCAGGCAGTAAGCCGGTAAGCTCCACGGCTAGTAGGTTCTTAAAGGTCCACCTCATTGCTTGGTGTCCTCGATAATTGGCGGCACGAACACATGGTTCACAAACTCGCCAATGACAAAGGTGCCGAGATAGTACTGGGCCGCATTCATGGGCAGGCTATTGCCTGTACCCACGACCACAAGGCCGCGCGGTTCCATATCCTGCTCGGGGTCCACAAGGAACCAAGCGCAAATATCACCAGCGGGGTCAGTGCCCAAGTGCAGGGCCTTCGCCCCCTTGGGCATGGCGTGCACCGTAGTCTGGCCTGTAAGCGGGTATTTCCAAATGGTTGCTGCGCGTTCTGTCATATCCATAGTCCTGTTCGAGTTGTTTTTACTATACTGTCTTTTGTCACGTTCCGCCAATTAAAAATCTTATGCCACCTCCTCCTTTTTAGGCTTGGCCCGCAGGTCCTCGTCGGTGGGCATGGCCACATCGACGAGAATTTCCTGCGCGCGGGTTACAGCCACGTAGCAGAGATTAATTTCCTGCTCCATCTGCCATTCCTGCTTGGCACGCGGGCTAGGCATAATGTCGCCACGGCCCAGAATATGCACCACCGGCCACTCAAGGCCCTTGGACTTGTGCACGCTGG